ATGCTCATCATTGAGACGGGAAATGCACCTACAGCAGGCGGAACGGTTGATCTATATTTGGCCTGCTCTGATTCAACCTCTCGATATCCTGGTGGCTTGACTGGCTCCGATGGTGCATGGCCTGGAGATGGGGACGAGGATCAATGGGCAAAGCAGTTGGGACCGCCTGTTGTGCAATTGGTAGCCACCAATGACGGTAATACTGTCCAAATCCAGAATCCTGTTATCTGGCGGCCTTCGGGTCGATATGTAATCCCGCTAGTTGATAACAACATGGACCAAGCGGTAAGAGACGAAACAACTGCAACTGATAACGACTCTAGGATAATTCTAGTACCTCGTAGGCTCCTAGTACAAGATTCGGCATGAGGTTAGCATGAGGCCGTCCAGATTTCAGATTAACCGATACCATCCGCTAGCAAACGGCCTCAAGATGGCATGGCTGGGGTATCTGCCTGGCGGAGATCGGTCTTTCAGCTCCGATCCTTACAATTTTGCTGGAACCAAGGCAGGCAACGTCTATTGGTCGCGGTCGGCGGAACTTGACAGGCATCATCAGGTGTATGATGGGAGTGGGGATTATGTTGAGCTGACGAATTCTAAATACATCCTAAACTTCATTAAAAACACATGGGATGCCACAATATCTGCATGGGTAAAATTTGCTGACCCAACTGGCAGAAACCCCATTCTGTCAAGTCTTGGAAATGGTTCTCGGCGTGGCTTCCAGCTTGAGTTTTGCAGCCTAAACACTCTAAATTTTTCTACAAAACAGTTTCGGATGTACGGGATGTCAAATAATATATTAATATGTGACTATATAAGTCCACAGAACACGATCACAGACACCGAATGGCATCATGTAATGGTGGTTTGTTATCGCGAAGGTGGCATAAATAAGGCTAAATTTTTTGTTGATGGTGCCGATTTAGGCGGCGCGAACGGCAGAGCATCGGACTATTACACTCTCTCTTCCGGTAATGATACATTCGATTCACGCATCGGGCATTTGTTAGATTACGCGATATATTACACTGGATCGATAGCAGATGTCATGGTCTGGAACCGTGGGTTGGGTGCTAGTGCTGCCCGGCTACTTTCCAGAAAAGATCCGATGATAGGCGGCCTGATTGAGCCCATCGGCAGCAGAATATATCCTTATGTGTCCGAGTATGCGCCTGATAGTGACCCCGAAGGATCTTTAATCGGCGGCAAGCTCATTCGCGGCGGCCTGCTATTGCATGGCTTTTTGAGGAGGTAAATAATGTCTTATCCTGTTTATACTGTCTATTCTGGCGATGTTCTGCCAATCTTCTTTGACTCCTTTGATGGCGGTACTGGGGCAAGCATCACATTAACTGGCCTGGCTGTAACCGATATTGAGATCTACAAGGACGGCGGAACCACCCAAAGAGCCAGTGACGCGGGCTATACTCTCCTAGACACCGATGGAATAGACTTCGATGGGGTAACTGGCATTCATGGCTTCTCCATCGACACCGGAGATAATACCGATGCCGGGTTTTATGCAGTAGGTTCCTGGTATCATGTAGTTGTCTCATCCGTCACCATCGACAGCCAGACGGTCAACTTTGTGGCCGCTGCATTTAGGATTGTAGCTGCTGAAGCGGTGGCCGGGGTTCCCGTTGTGGACATCAAGGCCATATCGGGCGATGCCACTGCTGCCGATAACCTAGAGGACTTCTATGAGGAGACAACCGCTATAGGCAACCTCATTGATATGTTCGATGGCACCGGCTATGCAGGCGGCACTATCAAACTTGCCAGCGATGCCACCCTAAACGCGACTCAGGGTAGCTATGCCCCGGCCAAAGCGGGTGATGCAATGACATTGACAGCAGCTTATGACGCTGCCAAAACGGCCGCACCCACCGGGGCAGCTATGACTTTAACTTCTGCCTACGACGCCGCTAAGACAGCTGCTCAGGCGGGCAATGCCATGGCCCTGGTGGATGACGCCATAACCGCCTCCAAATATGACGAATCGACCGCCTTCCCAATTAAGTCAGCAGATACTGGAGCAACGATTATTGCAAGACCCGGAGATAAAATGGACATCGTAGATGCGCCATCGTCTACTGGTGTTTTGGCAATAGTCGATGCATTCTTGACACGCGCATTTGGAAGTGTAAGTTACACAGGGACCACAAGATGCGTTTTGACTGCGTTGCAAAAACTTAGAAACAAAGTAGCAAATTCTGGAGGAACCCAAACAGTTTATAAAGAAAATGATTCCACTGCTTCATATACATCGACAATAACCACAGATGCCGCAGCAGATCCAGTTGTATCAATAGATCCTGATAGTTAAGTTTGGGCATATATATTTTTTATGTCCATTGCCTTTTTTACAGGATCGCCAATTTGATAATTGCCTTAATATTGCTTTCGGAGACATGACATGAGATCAATTGAGTCATTGTGGTTTGGACCAGATTCTAGTGTAACTGACATTATTTTTAATGTATCAACTGGATCTTATAGCATCTCCGGAAGCAACTCTTCAAATGAGTTTGACAGATTTTTTGTAACTTCAGTGGGAAATTATTCTATTTCAGGAATATCATCTTCTCTTGAATATAATAGGATTTTTAATATAGCAACTGGTTCCTATGACTTAAGTGGGATAGGAACATCATTTTCATATATACGAATGGTTTCTGCTGCAACTGGATTATATTCAATAAATGGAATTCATGAAGATTTACTCTACACCAGAACATTCCCAACGGCAACTGGCGCATACCTAATCAATGGATCAAATTCTGTACTAACATATGGAAGGAAACTCAATGCAGTCGTCGGAGAATATGCAATTTGTGGTTCGACATGTTCTCTTGAATATGATAGAATATTTCCGGCCTCTGTTGGAAGTTACCTGACAGCCGGATCTACTATAACCGGCGAACGAGGACTTCGATTCAATGTCGCAACTGGATTATATGACCTGATTGGATTGCAAATCGAACCACTGAGTACTAGATTGCTGCCGGTTTCAATTGGATCATACTCAATTGGTGGTATCGGAACAAGTCTTGAATACGACAGAATATTTAATACATCGGTTGGATCATATTTAGTTGGTGGATCTAATTCTACCATATCGTATGCTAGACAATTCGATACCTCGGTTGGTCAATATTCCATCAATGGTTCTATTGGATCACTTGAATATGACCGATTATTCAATACATCTGTTGGAAGTTATCAATCAGTCGGATCTTCGGCAATAGGAGAACGCGGATTACAATTCAAGGTTGTTACTGGATTATATGATTTATCTGGATTGAATACTGTATTATTAAGTACTAGATTATTGCCCGTTTCAATTGGATCATATTCTGTTGCTGGAATTGACTCAACTCTAACGTATAATAGAATATTCCCGACATTAATTGGTTCTTATTCAATTAATGGATACAATACTCTATATGAAAGAGGACTTCGGTTCAATGTTTCGAATGGACTATATGAGTTGGTGGGTTCAAATTCCGCTTTAACAAATGATAGGATGTTGAATGGTACTATCGGATCATATAGCGTAAGCGGTATTGGAACTGGTTTTGAATATGACAGAGTACTTCAAACTTCAGTTGGATCATATTTAATCAGTGGATCAAATGCGCAAGCACTTTATTCCAGACAATTCAATACGAACATTGGCCAGTATTCTGTTTCTGGATTATTCGGTTCTCTAGAATATGATCGTCTATTTGATGTATCTCCAGGAAGTTATCTGGTATCTGGGTCTACCATAGCTGGTCAAAAAGGGCTACGATTTAATGTTGCAACCGGATTATATGAACTAACGGGATTAGACATTGTATCACTGAGTACTAGATTACTGCCGGTTTCAACTGGGTCATATGGAATTAGTGGAATTGGCACGGGACTTGAATACGACAGAATATTTAATACGTCGGTTGGTTCATATTTAGTTGGCGGATTTAATTCTAATGTGGCATATGCTAGACAATTCAATACATCTGTTGGACAGTATTCAATTTCTGGATTATTTAATTCACTGGAATATGACAGAATATTCCCTACAGCAATTGGATCTTATGGACTTTCTGGATATACGATGTTTGGCGCAAAAGGTCTAGTGTTTCCGGCAGCATCTGGCACATATTTATTAGATGGATCGGCTTCTATATTATTGAGCAATAGATTGTTATCAATTAATACGGGTTTATATGGTATAACCGGATTAAGTTCAATTCTGCCATATTCTAGATTATTTAATACAAACACTGGATCGTATTCAGTTGTTGGACAAAATTCATCATTGTATTTCAATAGAAAATTGAATGCAGTGGTTGGATCGTATTCAATTGGAGGAATGGGATCAGGATTAGCATATTCCAGAATATTCCCAACAGCAATTGGCGCATATGACATAAATGGATTAAACGTATCACTTGCCAAAGGAATTAGGTTTAACACTGCAACGGGTACATATGAATTGGCTGGAATTGCAACTTCATTGGAATATGATAGAATATTCAATACGAACATCGGTTCATATAATATTATTGGAATAAATTCGTTACCTAATTACAATAGACGATTCAATGCAAATATTGGTTCGTATAATATCGGTGGCATTAATTCAATATTAGTATCGGCCAGAATGTTGCCAGTAAATATTGGAAATTATTCGATTAATGATATTACATCTCAATTGGCTTATTCTAGAATATTTGACACGGATATTGGATTGTATAACATCATGGGAAGTCCTGTGGTTTCAACCAAAGGAATGATTCTATACGTTTCCAATGGACTTTATGGTATATCTGGGCTGTCTTCAAGTCTAGTCGCTGCTAGAAATATCGCAACATCAATTGGAAGTTATTCGATTAATGGAATTGGTACAGGACTCCTAACCGGTCATATGATTCCTGCTAGTATTGGAAATTATTCGGTTAGTGGACAAACTTCCGGTTTATTGAAATCAAGCACTGTAAATGCAAATGTAGGATCATATTCACTATCTGGATGTAACTCTAATTTATTGTCTTCGTTCCGATTAAGTTCTGATATTGGAAATTATGGCATATCTGGTTCAAATGCAACCATACTTAAGTTTTACGAATTACCAGCTATCACCGGCGAATATTCTATACTAGGAAGCAATATAATTCTTCCAATTGATCATAGATATTTCGAAGTTCTTTCCGGTACATATGGATTAGTTGGAATTGATTCAGGATTATTGCGCGGAATTGTAATAGATGCAGATAGTGGTTCATATGTTCATATTGGCAAATCATCATCGTTTGTATATTTGTATCCATATTACGAAACTGTGCGTGTCGGATCAAAAATTTACATATCAGATACATTGTTACAAGGAACATCTGCCATAGATGCAATAATCAATAAGGATTCTAATATCAATAAAATAAGAAGGAGAAAATCACCACTATGACGATTTATCAAGGAGATACATCCATTGTATTCAGGCTGGATACCGGAGTTGACAATCTGGATATTGCTACCAAAATTGAAATTCATGTATTGAAACCAGGTGGTACTGCTGTTATATGGACAGCAACTCAATATGGAACTACATCAGAAATTACATATACTTCAACGACGGGAGATTTAGACGAAGCTGGAAACTATATTCTCCAATCTTATATTGAATGGGGAGCAAATATCCATTATGGAGATACTACTACTGTCGTTGTTTATGAGCCGTTATCATCAAGAGTAAATGTTTCCCAATTAATTAAATATTTCGGAACGTATTATAGATTTATAGATGTTCAAACATTTACCGAATATAATACCGATCCAGAAGATGGTACTGATTCTGATATTTTGTACGAAGATTTTGAATTATATTCGGAACAAGCATCGGATGAATTGACAAATTTATGTGCATCAAAAGGAATCACCCTAACAAATAATCAGACTTATGTCGCATTATGTCATTTGGTTGCCGATTATTTTGAAATGGGAAATCCTGATTGGGCATTTAGAAGTCAGAGTCAAGCGCCTGGAGTCAGTTTTTCAAGAGGAGATAAAACAGGACCTAGACAAGCATTGGAAAAAATGTTAAAGAGTATTTCTGATTCTGCCAGAATAGGCAATGTTACTTGCGGAAGAGGAGCATCAACCGAAATTATTCGTATTAAGGATGCTAAGAATTATCCCAACAGATGGAAACGGACTGGAATTCCTGCATATGATTCAACGGAAGATGGATTCGATTCTGAAGAAGTATCGGACATGGGATATGATTATAATGACTATGAGTGATCATTGATGGTAACGTATCCCCAAAGAATCCGTTTCACACATAAAATTTATATCCACAAATATATAAATTCTATATATGATGGTTTGGTATCTTCTAGTATGGCAATCTCGGGGCATCCTACCGAAGATTTCAAAATAGAACTAATAGCAAGCGATGCATGCCGAATCAAAATAATCGGATCCCTGGATGGAATTCCAATTACAGAACGAATTAGTTTTGCAACTTCTGGTACGCAATACAGTACAAATAGTTTTGATGAATTAATTTCCATAACATCAGGATATTTCGAAACTGATGCCAGCATTGAAATCAATGGAGTAGATTTGGTTGGAATGCCGCTTTCTTGGAAACAAACTTTTGGACCTTACCGCGCAGAATTCGGTCAGATGGGTGGAATGTCGGCGCAAATAGAAGCCAATTCTCTTGGTTTAGGAAGTAAAATTGTTCATTATGTCAGGATAGAAAGAAGAGCACCTTTAAGCAAAGACATGACATTTTCAGTCAATGGGTATGATGATCAGATCTTTGTTCCAGTTAGTGATTTTGAGAATATATCAACGCCGCCTGACTATATTCCGCAAGAATGGGCGTTTAGGGCTACGAAAAAACATGATGGTGATGAATAAATGGTATCTTATATTTCTCCCGTTTCTCAATACCTATTGGATACTTTACATTCCGATCAAGAATTGGTGACATTGGTTGATAATCAATTCCATACTGGATTATTGCGAGAACCAATTGTATTAAGTCCTCCGATGTATACCAGAGTAGGAATAGAATATAGTTCTGATAACCGCCAAGGTCATTTCTTTTCTCAAATACGGGACTTTACCGAACAAAAAGTCCAAGTCAAAATAACGGTAGTAACATCATATGGACAAAATGATAATCATTGCAGATCAATTGTTGATAAAATAGTAACACTATTTCTGGAAAATAGAAAAGAAACTAATGATGATTATAAAATATATGTCGATAGTATAGATTCTAATATTACCGAAACTGATCAATCCAGGTGGATCGGAGTCATCAATATGACATTATCATATTTGATTCCAATGCCGGACGTAGAATAAATATATGCCATTTTATTTTTTTTGTCTTTGTTATAGTACCGGAAGGTTTCTAAAATCGTAAAATTCGGTAATTTGGTTTTATTTGATTATATTTACAATGAGGTATTATTATGGTTAGACTTATTGATTTGTTTAGATCGGGTCAAATAACCCAGTCCGAATATCAGTCTTATTTGGATCTAGGTTATGATTCTATTGATCCGGTCCAATTACAAACGGGAAGAAGTGCCGAAATGGTTACTGTCTCTTATATGAATTTAGGGGACGGTAGAACATGGACTCTGAAATCAGGAGAAACCATGTTTGGGTATATCGGTCCTAATGCTGATCTAACCAATGCCGGTACTATGACAATTAATGGAGACGCTCTATTTAATTATAATGGTGGCAAAATAATAAATACTGGAATTATAACAGGTTCCGGGAATTTAATAGTTAAATCTTATATTTAATAACGATGGTGTGATATTTTTGACAGGTACATTTACTATAGATGGTGGAGTGATTACAGCCACCGAAGCAAAAGAAGATTATCAAGTTCAGGTTCCATTAGCACCTGCTGTATATTCTTCTGGGACTTGGACAGTAACCGATTCAAGTAATGTATATATTGTAACTAGGACTGCCGAGACTTCTACTTCATATTATGTAGTTCCTATTATAATGCCATTCAGAACCACAGCGGATAAAGGTGCCAGATTGAAATCAGTTAAAGCGGTTATAACTCTTGGTGGAACAATATCCACATCAAATGATGATCTGGAAATTTGTATTGTTCAAGTCACCACACCAACCGATGGAAATTCTCCAGTAGGTTCGGTATTGGCTGGTGATACAGGCGCAGATTATGGAACTAGTTATGATACTAAGGCAGAAAGATTAGTAGCAGGAACTCATACATTCGAAGTAACCATTCCAGAAGGAGAACAGGATTTCATTGATGATGGCGAGCAACTGTATGTAAGAATAATGGTTTCCGATGCTGGTAGTGCTGATCTTACATTCGTACTCAAGGGAATCATAGCTACTTTTGATGTAAATACTTTATAAGTATTTAAATACCTATATAGAAATCGAGGAAAAGAATGGCAAACGTAGGAAATATTCGACCAGGAAAAGGACACCAGTTTACCACTGCCCATGTCCTTTCATTAAGTAGAGCAGATATGGGATATCATGTCATTTCAGGATGTGATGTCAATCAAGCGGGGACTCCCGGGATGTCAGTTGTGGTAGATTCCGGATATGTTCAAGCAGGATTTGGAACTGCTAGAAAATCGGTAACTGGTGGATCTGTTTCAATAACAGCAGCAGATCCTACTAATCCTCGCATAGATGTTATTTATATAGACACGACTGGATCTCCTGGTGTTTATACCGGAACTGCTGCTGCTATTTCTCCGAGTTCAAAGACTGATTTCAAGGAATTTTCAACACCATGTCCCGGTAGTAATATTCCACCTGGTGTAATTCTGGCATTGGTGCATGTCGGTGCTGGTGTCATCAGTATAACAAATGCAAATATTCTTGACATAGCTTCATATGGACCTTATGTTGTAGAATCACCAACTACGACCACTTCTGGAAAAGTTCCGTACTGGTCATCGACTGCTAAAACATTGTCTGATGGTTATTCAGTTGGGAGCACTGCAAATTGTCTAGTACAATTAGATTCAAGTGCTAGATTGCCTGCGGTCAGTGGATCTCTACTGACAGGAGTATTATTATCCGGTACAAAATTGGATGATTTGAGTGCTCCCGATAATAATACAGATCTTGATGCAAGTACGTCTGCTCATGGTTTGATGCAGAAATATCCGAATACGAAACAGCGACTTCTCGGGGATGCATCATGGGCAACTCCTATATTTGGTGTTAATTTTCCATTTGGAAATGGTGTTGCTGTTCTAATTGGCGAAGCTTCTACAAAGAGAATCCCAGTGGCATGTAAAATTACAAAAGCATATATCCGAAGTTTGGATACTGATGGTGCTCTGAAGTCTGGCTCGATTACGATCACGATCTATATCCATGACTACAATGCCGCTATCGGTACTGCTGTCGATTCATTTATCTTATCTAGTGCATCAAGCTACGCGGAGACTGGTCTTAATTCCGGCAACGGCTGGACCGTCGCAGCAGGGAAGTACATAACCGCCATTATCAGCGGGATAAAAACCTGTGAACAGATAACCTTAGACCTGGAGCTGGAGGCGACATAGATGGCTTATCAGATATTGGTTCCGACGAGTGATGTTTATATTGATGCTGATGGAAATTATGGTATCTATCCGCTGGGTTCATCGAACTATTATTTGCTGGTTGATGATGGCGAATCACATGACAGCGATGCAACATATATCAGTGGTCGGAAGCAATACTCAAATTATGTTTATGCTGACTTTGGTTTGAGTAATCCGGTGCGATTCGGTACAATCGATTCCGTTGAACTCCATGTTATAGCAAAAAAGACCAGTTCGGCGATCACCGGATACCTCGATCGGTATATCACAACGCATGGCGCAATTTACGGCACATATGATGCCAAGGTAACAACTTCTTACGTTGATTATACAAACACATGGTCTAAGAACCCAAACACCGGAGTCGCATGGACATGGGATGAAGTTGATGCACTCATGGCGACTGTTGGATTGGCTGTCAGCTCGCCTTATTATTATGTGAATGTTACAAGTATCTACATAAAAGTCAATTTTACTCCTCCTGCGGGTGCTGGTGCTGGTGGTGCTCAGATCATCGGACTTTCTGCGTGGTAATAATGACGGTTAATAGTGTTTCATCATTGGATGAAATTGCAGATTTTCTTGGTATGGAACTCGAAAATAGAATACGCCTTAAAATATTAAGCAATGTTCCACCGCCTAATGCATCAAGTACTATAGAAAAAAAAGGATCTTCGCATACTCTAATCGATTCCGGAAATATGTTAGGAAGTGTTTCCCATCAAGTAACAGGTTCGGAAAATTTGATAACCGTAACGTCTGGAATATTAGATGATGGTGAAATTGCCATGTATGCGGCTAGTAATGAATATGGTATACAAAGAACTATCATTGCCAAAAACAAAGATAATGAATCCGAAATGCATCAAGGCATGACACTTTTCATAATTCCGGAAAGATCATTTATACGATCAACATTTGATGAATGTTTTGATTCCGAACTTATGGAAAAATTTTCTGATAATTTACAAGATTTGGCAGAAATTAAGTTAAGAAAGTAAAAGAATGGTGTTAGTAGTGAAGAAAGGTTCTAAAATGTCCGAAGAATCAAAGAAAAAAATTTCGGACAGAATGAAAGAAGTTCGTAAAGAAATCCCGAATCCGATGTCCGGAAGGACCGGAGAACTTCACCATAATTTTGGCAAACATTGGGATGAAGAAACTAGAAAGAAAATGTCTGATGCCAAAAAAGGCAAACCAAGTACTTTCAAAGGAAAGAGACATACTGAAGAAGCTAAACAGAAAAATTCTGATGCCCATAAAGGAAAAATTGCTTGGAACAAAGGCTTGAAAACAGGACCAGAAAGCGAAGAGCATAAATTAAAAATTTCCGAAAGTATACAAGAATGGTGGGAAAATCTTCCGGAAGATGTGAAAATTGAACGGAATAACAAGATTTCAGAATCCAAGAAAAATTTGCCTCCCAAAATGGGAAATGGTGGCGGATTTTACATTACAAAAGACGGAAATTCTATTTGGTTGCGATCTTCATATGAATTGAGAATTGCCAAGAAACTGGATGAATTTAATATTTCTTGGGAATACGAATCAAGATCATTTGATGTCGAAGGGTGATATTATCATCCTGATTTTTATCTTAAGGATTATAATATTTGGTGGGAAGTAAAGGGTTACCTAAACGAAAAAGATCGTACAAAAATTAATAAATTTTGTAATATATATAAAGAAGAATGTTTGAAACTTGTATTTCTGGAAGATATTAAAATCTTTGAAAGTCATCATAATTTATCAGAATTTGAAATATCATCAATAGGAAAAGAACTTTATGAAATTATTTCATAATATGGATTAATTTGATCAAAATTTAAATTAAAAATAAAATTTAGGAGAAAAAAACTATGGTCGCTACTGTCAACGTACAGGAATATAATGGTGCCGCACCAGGTGTGGCAAATATAATTACGCAAGGAAGATACTGCACAATGGATTCGTATAATCCAGGCTTGTTGAATCCTTGTGTCGTACCGGGAACTGGATTCAATTATAGTTTCTGGAAAACTCATAACATCGCATTCAGCGGAGACTTTACTCAAATTAGTAACATCAGATGGTATACATCTGGATCAATACGAACTAATTGGGCATTAGGAACTTCTGGTGGATTATTTGTCGGTGTCAAATCAACCGGAGATAATGGTATGCCAGTTGCTTCATATGATGAAGCCGCGGGAACAGTCGGAACTACTGGATATGAAATGGATGATGTCACAAATGGTCATACTTATTACAAGAGCGGAACTTCAAATCATGCCGTACCAGTAGATGCTGATACTTATATTTCCAGTAATACTTTATTGGTCGATAGTACAGCATATACTTCCGCAGATGTTTCTAAATGCGTCGTAACTCAAGTTCATATTGCTGATGATGCCACCCAAGGAGATAAAGCAAACGAAACTTTGACTTGGAGATATGACGAAATTTGATCCCTTGATATCGATTAGCAAAAAATAGATCAACCAAAAGTTTTATATACTACTTATTCTAACTAAAGTAGTATATAATTAATTTTTTATATAATAATTATAAAATAAATAATATAATTTTAGGAGAGAATAAGAAAAATGAAGCAAGGTTTACACGTAATAGCAATATCACCGGGAGATATCTCGGTCCAAATAATTCCAGAATTTATATCAAAACCAATCAATGATGAAACAATATCAATTCCCGACGAATCTCTCGGATATATCATACCTATGAAATTTATTATCATAGATGAAGTAAAACCAGAAATATCGGGACTTTTCGATATAAGTAGCATGTATTTCAATGAAAATATTCGAAGGGATGTTTTGGATGAACTATATCGAGATAATGTTAAATTTGATATGTTCATACGACAAGTTCCGAAAGAAGATTCTGTTGGTCCAAAGATAATCAAAGAATATAAAAATTGTTATTTCTATCGACAAGAATTAGCAGTTCCTGAAATTGGTATGGCAGTTTCTTTCCGGTATCATTTTACAAATTCGTCAGAACCATGGGAAATTTCGGATGAACGAATAAAATCATTGACTCCTCCAAATCAATACGTATATGATTATGCTGTTAGTAAAGCAATCAAAAACTTGCAATATCCCATTAACGATTTATGTCGCACTATAAAAACAATGGGAGAATCAATGAATGAAACAATTATTCTGACATCCAGCGAATACGTAAAAATGGTCAATGCAGGAAGAATTTAAAATGACTGCTGTAATCGAATATATGTGGATAAAAATATTCAAAGACATAGATGGAGTAGAAAAATTCATTCCCCAATTTAGGGATGATGGAACCCAGCAATTATGGTCAGAAACTTCGAATATAAAACCGCATAAATTAGTAATTTCTCCCATAAGTCCGGTTCTTGCTAAGAAGATGCAAGATCATAATATACCTGGATGTTCGGTAAAACTTCCGACATATAATTTTTATTTGTTACCGGAAGATGACATTAAAGCATATTGGGACAACGAAATTTCGGTTACATCTCATTTCAAGTGCAGAACATGTGGACATTGTTGGTTGCATATGGACTCGTCTAAATGGGCAAAATGTCCGGCATGCGGAGAAAGTGATGTATGGTCATGCCGGCGGTGTGATCGATCTAATATAGATAATTCATTGGTGCATCGCAATAATAAAGGCGAAGTTAATTGTCCATATTGTGAAATTCCATATGGACTGAATAGACAAATAATGCTCGATCGCATTCAAGACGTCATCGAAAATACTGATTACGTAATAGAAATATCAAACAAAATAAAAATAATAATAAGAAAAGATACTGTGGATACCTATTCATTATCCGATCAGAAAGAAGAATCGTATTTAACAGAATAAATTTATTTTTTAATTTAGGAGATATATGTTAATAGGAGAAACACCAATAGGGGATCAACCTGGCATAGGAGATTCATTCATCGTTCGGGAAAAAGCATATACAATGAATGAATGGATAACTTCTATTTCTATTGGTTCGATGAATCGATTAAGTGATGTTCTCCTTAAAAAGACACTTATATCGGAACCTGATTTTGATGTAGTCATCGGAAGAAATGCTATTCTTGCGACATATTCAATGGATATCGGGTTATTAAAAGCATTAAGTAGTGCAGATTTCGATGTAATTTTGCGGCCATCTTATGATGCAACCATTCCATCCACATCAGTTATAGATGCTATAGTTTGGTCATATGCTACTATGCTGGATGGTGTTTGGCGACAAATGGAAACTATGTCAAATGCCCTAAAACTAGAACATGCTATGGGAACTGATTTAGATGTTGCATGGGGACAAATATATGATCTTCCTAGAACTTATGGAGAAGATGATACCGATTACAGAGATCGATTGAAGACTCGTACTTCTATTATAAAGAGTTCTGGAACTAAAGAATCATGTAAAACTATCATAGACAGCATACTAGGCGAAAATATTACTGAAATAATATCTAGATATCCCGTAACTGTTGATATATCATTCGGCAATGACGAAAATATGAGAATAGCAAAATCCAGAAAAGATCTACTGGATGTTCTTATTCCTCAGATGCTAGCAGCAGGAATATCATATAATTTATTATTGCCCATACTGGATTACTATATGGATACATTGATGTTAGGTCCACTAAATGTCCATATAAATTCTGATATGATGCTTTGTCATGAAGATACTGACTTTACATATGAAATGGATTTTGAATCAATATTTATTAATACTTTAGGAATTAACGTAGATTCAGTACTGATGAAAATATATGAAAGAGAATTGGTTATAAATCCTATTATACAAAAACCAATGGATGAAAATCTTTCGATAGATTCCATAATTAAAATACTAAAAACTAAATCACTCGAAGCAATACTATCGTTTAAATCAACATATAATAAATATTTAAATAATGATATATTAATTCATAAACATGATATATTAAAATCTTATGATATGGATTTAATAGAAATTACTACTAAACGTAGATTATTAAGGATATCAAGTGAATTTGTTTTCCAACCTATATCAGCCGTCGATATTGATATTTGGATTAGATTATTACAAGCAAATTTCGATGCCGATATTTTATTGAAACGCGGTTATCCTAAAAAATATGGTATGACAATTGAATTGGTAGGTGCTTAAAATGCCACGACCTGTTTTGTTATCGGCTGTTGACGGAAAAAATTTCATTTTGGGAACGTTCGACACAACTTTATTCAAAGATTGGTGGAAGTCCGAACCTTTCCCGGGATCAATTGAAGATATAGGCGAACCAATTCATATATATGGACAATATCATGTATGCATAGTTAAGAAAACTGATGGTACATATTCTATTTATAGGACAAGAAATTCCGGAAAAAGTTGGGTAGAAGTATATAATACTCCATATATTATTTATACAATAACAACAATAGATTATGGTTGGGTCATTGGAAGCACTTCCCATGGTTGGATAGAATCTAGGATAGATTCTGGGTATACTTGGTCAGAAATATCAACATTTGCACCCAATTGCAAAACCGTAATAAACATTGATGATGATGTTTTGTTTGCTCATGACGGCAGAAAAATATGGAGATCTACTGACTTTGCTCACACGTGGTCAAAAATATTAGATAGTTCTGGATGGACATCGATACCATATCACACTGGTGGTCGAAGTAGAAATTTTTCTTGGAATTCGGATTCGTATCCAGCAATAACCGGAGCGAATCAATGTATATTAGTTGGATTTGGACCATATCTTTTAATTTCTGAAGATTTGGGGTATAGTTGGCTCACTCATATAAATGGATGGACCGGAGAAAATTGGGACATAGATGGATGGGGAGGAGATGGACAATTTGGACCACAATTCGGAACTAGAATATTACAATTAACATTAACTAGCGTGGATGGATTTACATTAGAAGATCTATCATTCATTGCGAGAACTACTAATAATTCTGGATATGTTAGATATATATATTCCGGACCATTGTATTATTGGTATGATAACAGTCCAAAAAAGACAGGATATGGATGGAAATATATATTTTCATTGCCATTTGCTAACTATGAACAAGGAAAAGTTTCGGCATATGATGTTCTAACTCCCGGATCACCCGAACATGATATTTTTGCGACTGTATGTAGTTATGATTCCAATAACAAAGCTATTATAAAATATTCGACAAATGGTGGATATTCATGGTCAACAATTAATAGTTCCAATGTTGTGGTATATGAAGGTGATCCTACCCAAGAAATAGTTTCCGGATTAGGTCAACAAGTTTTTGATGAAGAATACTTTACTCGGTCAGTATGGGTAGGTCAACCTTGCCATAATTCTGGTAGATATAAAATAGATTATAATAAAGCAGTTAGAGGAATTTCGGCTGATTTCGATCTATTAACCAGTTTCACGAAAACCGAATCATATGGTTCTGATATGGTAACTTATATAACATATGAAGATACTTGCGATTTTGATATATTAAACAAAGTTTTCATACATAAATATATACAATATGATATTTTATTAAAAGATACTGTATCGATATTTCATTCACCGGACATATTGATGGAAAAAGAATTTCCAATATCATTTGATATGGATATATTAAATGCTGCTATAAAAATTTCGGAACTGGATATAGATTCATTGGTTCAAAAAACTTATTTTCCCGAGATGTATCCAAGAATGTACCTAATCGGGCCGAACGAAAAATCATATGGAATGGAAACCAAAATAGTTGATAATCGCATCGATGAAATAATGAATTCTGTCGAAAGATATACAATACAGCTACCTGATATACATTATCCCGATATTCCATATAAACCGGTTGATTTTAGAACAGATGGAGTGACCCTTTAATGATGTCTATTTCACAGAGAGCAAAACTTCTTTCTGTTATTCCGACCAGTCTTTCTGATTATGACGTCAAAATACTTAGAAAAGATCGGTTTCAAAACGATGATTATGAATTTCCGTCAATGCGACTGAGCATTTTATCAGAAGGAATCAGAGTATCTAGTACAGCCGGACCTATCAGAAAGAATTTCGATGGCGATAATGGTGACGTCGAACAATATTTAGGTCATCTTCAGCAAGCTAGTGTAAGTGTTACTTTGATGGCCGAAAGCGAAACTCCAGGTACAGATCAATCAACACCGGAAATTCTAGACCAGATGCTTTATGATTTGCAACAAGAAATAGAAATCTGGAGACTTGGTTTATATTGGCCGGACGACAAAATAAAAGTGATTCCGGGATCCGGAAAAGTCACATATTTGCCTCCATTCATGGCAAAAGCTGCTGATGAACATTGGATATATCCGGCAGTTATTGATTTCCGAGTACAGTATGAATTTTCTGTTATTGATCCCACTCCGAACATTCATGTTATTGGATATGATTTTGGGTTGCCGGATTTTGGGATGTCAGTCGATACCGAACCAATGCATCATATATATTTTACCGATGTTCATCCGCCTTGGTATCAAATGGATATCTGTATGTTAGGATGGAGATCTTCTATCCTAGCGGATATTATTTTAAAAGGCGGATCTTCTTCAAAAACAACAACAATGGACATAATATTAATAAATGACTAAAATAAATATTATGATATTGATATATTATGTTTTTTTGCTAATCTAAGTCCATTGATCAATCGGTATCCAAGACCTATGCTCCCGATTCCGACAATCAAAAATACTACAACTCCTTGATCTATTCCGACCGTTGGAATAGCCATCAATCCACCCAATAGTACAAGGATTCCAAGTACTAACATTGTAATTGCGAATCCCCATACCATTCTTCTAGTTGTTTCTTCAGACGCCATATTTTTAATCACCATATATTATGATACCTTTATAGTATTTATATTTTTTGGTCGAATTTTTGTATGTTCATCAAAATAGAAACCCCAGTCAGTATGGATATTATTCCACCTATTAAATACATGAAATTTTCTATATCAAGTGGAATTTTAATACTTAATACTAAGATAAATCCTCCCAGGATTATCAAGGTTGTCATTAATACCATTATTTTTTTGTGAATCATGAAAGATATCAATGATGGTTGGTATTGATATACTTTTCGGTACATGTATTTAAAATCGTAAAATATAGATTTTCTTATTTAATTGATTATAAATCGCTAATATTAAAATACATGAAGGAAAATAAAAATGTTCCATAAAGAATTCGAAGAGGAAGACGAAGAGGAAGAAGTTCCTCAGAAAAAGAAAAGGAGTCTAGTAAATGCTATGCGAGATGGCATAATAACCAAAGAACAATATAATAAATATCTAAAAGATGGTTATTCTAAAAATACTCCTATTGATGTATGAATATTTTAATGATTTTAATTACAAGAAGTGATATTTAATGGTTGAATACGGAAATCCTTCACAATTTGTGAGGTTGCTAATCAAACTAGAAACAGTAGGACCTGTTCCTGTAATTGTAGGAAAAGGTACTGTTCTGGTAGTCGGTAGAGCAACCAGAGGACCCGTTGACGAAGCTGTTTGTATGACATCTTCTTCAGAAGCATCGAATTATTTCTATTCTGGTGGTCTGAAGGATGCTGTCGAACTTATTTTCGGTCAAGGGGCTCCTGTTGTATATGCTGTCAGAGTTTTAGGAAATGGTCATGCTACTGCTTCGGTTACTCTAGATGATGGATTATCAGTTCCAAATGATGTAGTAACCATCAGTGCCGCATCTCCAGGTATTTGGGGAAATGCGGTGACTGTCAAGATTCTACAAGGATCTTATAAGGCAACAGAAACTTCATATTACGCAGTTCCCGGAGATGGTACAGTCGGTCCTTATTATCTTGATCATTGTGCCATAATCGAAAATACTAGTAACTGGGTAAAGGTTGCTGGTGTCGAAAAGGATATTGTTTATACTTCGCCCCCAACAGCAGATCAAGTATATGTTGATAAGGTCAATGGATCATTGACTTTCGGAACTGCTGTTCCCGCAACTTCTCAAATAACATACAGTCTAAAATTCTATACCATAAAGGTGGTAGTAACCGATAATGAAACCACATATACATATGATAATATTTCCAGTCTTGTTAAATTGGTGGCTAGATTAAATGCCATTGGATATATTACTGCCACAGCAGTTTCTGGAGAAACCCATCTTCCATATATTGATTCCAATACTACTCATATTCTGACTGGCGGTTTGGATGGAGATCCCATCACAACCGACGATTGGGAAGATGCCTTGCGAATAGGTGGAAACGAAGCAGCCGAATTGATTGGCGCGCCACAATGTGCATGCCTAACAGAATATGAAGTCGAAACCGGCACCCATGACTTGATTCCAGTATTGGATGCTTGGTCAATGGAAATGGCAAATAAATTCCATCCATGCCAGTGTTTCGTAGCTGCGGCTCCCAATCTTTCTGTTGATCAATTACTTGATTTGGCATCCGGTTATTCTAATCGCCTTCTAACGATAGTCGGAAATGGTTGGGATAATTCTTCGGATCTTCAGAACATCGCATGCGCAAGGGCTGGAAAAGAAGCTGCCGTTGCCATTGGTGAATCCGCGGCTCTGCCAAGGAATGCAATGAATGGGTTGAATGGTCTCCTGAATACATTTGACCAAGATGAAGTTGATGCACTCACTCAAGATACCGATGCTTCTGTTGATGCTATTATTAAGTCCCGTGGTATTAGACCATATGTAGGAATTACAACTGATCAGACTTGGCAATTTTTGAGAACAGTAGACAATAGAACCATCAATTGGGTTATTGTGTGTTCCAATGAAATAGCACAGCAATTCTTCCATGAGAAGAGAACTGAAGGTGTTATGGCTGCTATGAAAGCATCCATTGCTGCTGTCCTGAATGATCTCTTACGGGACGAAAATATCAGAGCCTATAAACTAGATGTTTATCCCGATGATACCGATACTGGCAAAGTGATCGTAAAGATCAGTATGGAAAACATAGGTCATATAGAACGCATAGATGAAACAATTGCAGTCGGTATTCTCAACGAAGATGCAGATACTTCTGTAATAACCGAAGTCAGTGATGAATGAAATCACTGATTTTTTATTTTAAGGAGAAACAATAATGGCAGAATATACAATTATTGCTGAAGATCCAGGCGATATTTTATTGAGTTTCTTGATGCATGATGGAACTATTCAGCAAATACCACTGAAATCAATTTCAATGCAGAAAACAACTGACGTTACTCCCGAATATGGAACAGGACGCCACAACAAATATGGATTGACACAAGGTAAGATCGATTACAAAGGAGAATTCGAAATCGGAACCTGGTGGGTTTCTGATGCTGAAAATCCTTCTACTTGGATGGACCTAATTAAGAATCATCTTACTTGGAATCAAGTAGAAGGTCTTTCCCGGGAATTCGAGATAATCGTTACTGATACTAATGCTCAATACGAAAGAACTAATCTAGTTGGGCCTACCATGCTTGGCGGCAACAACATGATATGTACTTTCCATCGGTGCTTACTGTCCGGAGATTCTTTGAGTGTTGGAAATGTCGGATCAACCGCAACAACCAAATATAGTTTTACTTGCATGTCGAGAGATCCACCGTAGATCTCTCATTTTTTTTATTTTTTTTATAAATTACTTTTAACAAATATTAAACAACAGGAGAAACAAAGATGATATCAAAAGAATTAATCGTAGAAGGTTCTAAGTTTAGAAAGACTGTTCATGTAAGCACATATGATGAAGATATAGAAATTCGACCAATTACAGAATATGAAATAGCAAAAGTATTCAAAAAAGCCGAACAAATGGGATTCAATCCTAGCGATCCTAAACTTAGTGATAATTACATTCTTCCAGTAGAAGCATGCCGATACGGCATAGTAGATAAATCACTTCATGAAATTTCCAATCCAGAAGATCCAAAAGAATTTCAAAAAGAAATCTATGAATTGATGGTCGGAAATGCTTTGGTTGAAATAGGCAGAGAAATCATTAATATTTCAACTGCTGGAAGTGAAGATCTACAGAATTTTTTCAAAGTCCTGAAGGGCAACGACTTATCTGGCTCCACTATGCTGGATACAGAATCCATTCAGGAAACTTAAATAGATTGACTCGTTTACAGATAGATTCCATTTGCAAAATGCAGGAACTCATCGAACAAGCAAAAGCCGGGAAATCTCCCAAGAGTGTTATGTCCCATCGGGATTTTGTTAGAGCAATGAAATCTCAAGTTCCGGAAAATTTCCAATATGAAAAATGCAGTGAATCTGCAAAAACCAAATGGTTATCAATTGTAAACAAGAATAAATCTAAATCTTAATTTTTTTTGTAATGCCTTCTAAATATTATATTTACCTAGAGGAAATAAATGGCAGGAGACTACGCAAGATCAGTACAAATATTGGTTGAAATAGCCGGCAATCCCGAAGCCAAATTAGATGAAATCAACAAAAAATTATCTAATTTGGAAGGCAAAAAAACCAACATCGGGATAGGAGATCAACCAGTAAATCAAGTAAATAAATTATCGGAAGGCATTACAAGAACTAATAACAATTTTGGAACCTTGGGAAATACGGTTCAAAATCTTGGTTCCAGAGTTTCAACTGCATTCAGTGGATTTAAGTCATCTTTAAATGAATTAAATACTGGAGTACAAACTCTTGCAACAAGTTTAGCAGGAATGGCTGCAGGTACTGCGGTATCAGGAGTCATTTGGAAACAAAGTGCTGAATATCATTTGTTTGGGGAACAAGTAAAAGAAGCGGTTGAAAATAATAAAAAACTGAAAATTACATACGAGGAACTTGATGCCTTCGTTAAACAACAAGCAGAAATGGGCGAAGGTACCAAACAAGATACAGTAAAAGAAATGTATGCTGTTCTGGTAGCTGGATCAAAGTATTTCAAGGGTTCCGGTCAGGATAAATTAAATCAAGCAGATGCAATAGGCGACTTTTATTTCAAACATCAAGAAATGATGCGAGAAGAAGGAGTCGGATCAGCAGAACAATTGGTACAAAGAATCACCGCGCAACAAGGAAAGATGGAAGGTCGGTTCGGAATACGAATAGCTACTGCAATGGGATTGTCTCCTGATAGTCCGGAATTCAAGTCTGCTAAAAGTCGAATGAAGTACTTAACGGAAGCCGGAGCCAACGTCGACATGAAGAAAGAAATGGAACTTCGTCCATGGGAACGGCTGGAAGTAAACCTCGGCAAATTGAAATATTCAATAGGCGACAGTATTGCAACTCCAATGATCCATATAACCAACTTAGCTGCTATTCTAGCAGAAACAGTAGCAAAAATCCCCGGTTTGCCTGGATTAATTGGAATGGGCGGTGCATTATTAGCAGCAGCATCTGCAACTAGTATATTAATTGGTGTCCTAACGCCATTATGGTCCTTCATGAAGGCAATAAATGTTGCATTAGGAATAAGTACTGCTCTTAGGACCGTGAATACCGCAGCGACCACTTCCGAAGCTGCATCGCATGCCATGCTAACAGGTGCGATGGGAACAGAATTTGCTGCCGAAGAATTATCAACTGTTTCTAAAAATATTTCCATAGGAACCCGCCTCCGATTAATCGGAGTAATGGCTATGGAACGAATATCATCATTGGCAACAACCGCTGCAAATTGGTTAGGAATACCTGCTCTACTTGGTCTTGCCGGTGCGAATACAGCAGCAGCCACCGCAGCAACGGGTCTGGCAGCTGCAGAAGGATTGGCATTATCTCCATTACTTGCAATAGCAGCAGCTGGACTTATTTTAGTTGGTGTCTTTGGTCTCATCTTACAAAAGGCCGGAATTCTAGAACCCCTCCTGAAAGGTATTTCGAAGATAAATCTTGGAAAGGTCTTTAAGGAACTAGGGGCCGGGGACTTGACCGGAGCGTGGCATCAACTCACTAAAGGTTTTGAGTTGCCATCCATGAAAGAAGCGTTTACAAATTTGTTAGGACCTTCGATGACAACCACCCTAACCAAGGCATTCGGAATTACTATGAATCGAATGCTGGAATGGTTGAATAGTATCAATGATGAACTAAAGAGAATTCGAGCACTTTGGGATTATATAGTAGGTCTTATATATAAATACATTTGGGATCCTCTTAATAAAATAGTTGGATTTGTCGAAAGAATATTCAATAAAATTTTAGGTGTTGAAGAAGGTCCGAAAGAATTAGATGCAGCTACCCAAACAGCACTTGATAACTCAAAAGCTCCTATAGACGAATGGGGAACAAATGCTTATAGAATAACTGACATATCTACTGGCGAAGTTCATTATTATACCGATCGGGCCCTAGCAGAAACCGCTCTAAAGTCGGGCCGATATGTTGTAACTGGACAATCATTGTCATCCGAACAGAAAATGCGAATTGGAATTGAAAAAGATCAAGTTTCCAGTGCAACTCAATTTCCATCAGTTGATACAAGTATTCCAGTAACACCTGAAATTCAAAAACAATTAAATATTGGAGAAACTCCCATTGGATTGGGAGAATCTGCCCAAGAACCTATTGGCGGTTATTATCCTAAATCATCAGAACCTGGAATTATAGATAGATTGAAAGGATTTTTTGGTGGAAGTTCTAGCAATGGCGGATATTATGAAATGCCAGTTCCCATTAATGATCTCGGTGGCGACTTTACAAAATCAGGACTTGCATGGAATCACATAAACGAAGCAATTGTTCCTGCTGAAATTAATCGCAATTC